ATTTTTAACGACTGACTTGTAGATACCGTTAGCAAACTCTGTGTCAGCAGCTTGCATCTCAGGTTCTTTAAGCGCTAAAACGTTGTCAAACCAGAAAGATTTAGCCGCAGGTATAATAACATCGTTCAGCAATTCATCATTCCTGAAGACATCGTAGTAGTAAAACTTATTGCCACCTACAAGGCAAGCAAACACACCGCGCTCCAGGCCGAGAATCCATAGGTACCAATTAAGCTGATAAACGTAGGACATTAGCAATTCGCCGTTCTCCCACTCTTCGTTATTATACTCGCTTGTAGTTTTACACTCGAGTATGCCGATAGGTTTACCGTCTATATCTACAATTAAACGGTCAACATTAGCGAGAGCCCAGTCAAATTCTTTATGCTGCAGTGTTGCGCCAACTGTTACTAAGATGGCGCCGGTGCGCTTGGCGTACTCATTGGCAATGACTGGTTCAAGCATACGTCCGAAATACATGCGCTCTTTAGCAGCCTCACCGGGTTGCATTGAATCTGGATACTGTCCAGTCTTATTTAGGTAAATCTGCCTGGCCGATGTAAACGGACTAACACCGCATATAGCGCCAACATCTGAGCCGCCTATACCGCGTGTTCTAGCTTTTAACCAGGCGTCTTCATCCTGCTCTTGCTGAACAGTAGAGTACACTTTGCAATTGGTTAGATACCTTAATGTATCCATCTCTACTCGTACCCCATTTCTTTTAATATCTTTATCAGTACATCACCGTGACACGGTGCTGGAGGACACCAACACCCAAGTGTTTTACCGGCTAGGTTTGGAAGAAGTCTCATAAGTATAGGGCTAGTTCTAACGTGCTTTTCATACTTAATTATGACTTCTTCTCTCGTACCATCAATACCTATTACAAAAGGATTACCCCACTGTGATGGACGACCAATATAGATATCATATTTACTTGTTTTACAGTTGACTACTTTGGTCATTACACTACCATAAGATTCTGCATGACAATTTCTGTATTTGTTTTAAGATGCATATCGTCCTCATATGCTTCTAAGATGTAGTCAATTTTTGCTGCAATATTTTCGGTATTGATAGCTACTTCAATAGCTTCGTTAGGCAGCTTAACAGCTGTAATTAGGTACTTAGGCACAAAAGGTTTTCTAGGCGGCGCCGTACCGTCGGCCATACACTTAGCTTCATGTTCAGAAACAGGCTCCATGGATTTCTTTACGATACCAAGGTAGTAGCGAAGTTCATTTTCCATTGCTGATTACCTCCGTAAGGTCCATAAGCTTGTTGAGCATAGTAACCTGCTCTTCACCGGTATACGTTGCAGCAACGTAGTCTACGATTTCTTCAAGTTTCTTTAAAGCTTCTACTTTCTTAAGCATTCCATTTCCTCCTATTCTTTTTAAGGCTTTTAGTAGCCTTACACTGCATAGTTAACATTTCTGTTATAGCGCTTTTGCAACATACTTTCTTTCCTTCAAACATTATGAAGGTATCGCCTATTTGATAAATAGGCATATAGCGCACCCCCTAATAATCTACAGGAGCATAGTAGTGCTTACGAGCTTCTTCTATCTCCTGTTTAGTTATATGCCGCGCGGTTAAATCTTCAAATAACTGTGTACCAAGCGGAAGTCTACGATAGTCGCCTCTAGACTTTTCTACAAGGTTATTTGTAGTCATAAACTTAAGAAGTATACGAAGTTCATCTTTAGCCAATCCTGTATAGTCTTCTAGTGTAGCTCTACTGAAGTAGGGAAGCTGATAAAGAGTCTTTGCCATTTCGTTGGCATCTACAAGAGGCATAGACAGAAAGCTCATGCGTAGTTTCTGTAAATTATCATCAGAGCTATCTGATGCAGCCTGTTCTTGCTCACTCAACTTATCATAGCCAAAACTTTTGGCACAGTAGCACTCATTCATAAAGTCTACTACAAAGTCCACGTGCTCTGGCTCAACTATGATACATTCGCCTGTTTCATCAGAAGAAAAGACGCAGGCCGCGGCAGCGATGGCAAGCCTAGCAATTTTAATACGTTGGTCAGCAGCTTCAACTATAGGAACCTTCGAGGAGTATTTTGTGCCCATCTCAGTTGCTTTGTCAAGGATGTGTTGCGTAGCTTCATCAGAGATTTTGATTTGCTCTGGTGTGCGACTCCATGCCCATAGTACTCTTGCATTACATGCATCTGTTGTGTATACATGTTGGACTGGTGGCATATCCTTGATAGATTTATTAACGAGCGCAGGGTCGATGTCTCCTGATGCGACTGATAAAGCCAAATCAAGGCGTCTAACATCCTCTGCTTTTCCCATGAGCTTAAGGACCGCATTAACTCCATAAGTTTCTGAATTGAGCTGTCGTCCATTCCTAGGATTTGAAATATATATAGCTCTTGTTCTACTTGTTGTTTCTGCTGTAATAACGCCTGTTGCCTTTGCAATGCCGCTTGAGCGAACATCTGACATAACTGCGAGATCGTCTTCGCTAAGGCCTGAAAGCTCATCGATAGTGAGTAAGCCGCCGTCGTTAAGTGGGAAAGCTCCCCACACAAGAAACCATCTTTTGTTATTTTGCTGGAGGCTGTAGACAAGTCCGGTTCTTCTTGAAGATTCACCTGAATGCAGCTCTCCAAGTCTATAATGGTTCATCATCCTTTCTACAATTGTAGTTTTAGCTTGTCCAGAATCTCCGATAATCAGTAGCTCGCCCCAACCTCTTTTAACGTATTGTTCTTGAAAGTAAAAGTTTAGTACCGTATGGTATATTAAATCTACAGCAAAAGCAACATTTCTGCGTTCCCAGATAAACGTTACATTACGTTCTAAGTCTTTATGAATTTCATCAAACTTTTCACGTATTGTTTGTCCTGGTTTGCACTTAAATAGGCTGAGGTATTCTAAAGATTCTTCATTTAGTTCAAAGTCTCCAATTAAGTCTTTTTCTGGATATGCTTTATCAAACGTATAGGACGCATATTGGTTATGAGGATCTGCATAAAGAAAACCAGCCATGGTGTAACGTTTATTAGTTTTTAAATTATTTCCAATAAAGTACCCAGACCGAACAACATAATCGTGTTCTTTTGCGAAGCCAAAATTTGCTTCGGCTTTAGGAATAAGTCTTAGCTCCTCAATGTTTATATGCTCGGTTATGTCTAACTTCCATTTGTCACACCTTGGATTTATACCCATCATGTCAACCAATGTTTTTTGCTGCTTATCGTCTGAACATTTTATAAGCTTAATTAAGTCCTTATCCGCTGATGAAAAGGTACGAAGCATTTCACCAGCATGCTGTGCTAGCATACAATTCATGCATTTCTTATCACTTTCACCAGCCGCCTCACCACAATACGCTTTGACAACTTTTGGGCACATATATGGAGTGCTGTCTTTACCGCTTACCATAACAGGAACGCGTAAACGTCTTCCATAGAAGGCTGCGTCAGAACTATCTGCTAAATGAACTTCCTTAGCTTCGCTTTCTTCAGCTATTCTAGCATCTACTACTCGTTGGTCAATATACTGTGTAGCATTGTCTAACAAAGCTTGAAAGTCTGCAGCAGTCATTTTACTTTTAACAAAAAAATCTGTTACGTCACCTTTTGTTGGGAAATCTTCTGGCCAATTGATAATAAAAACATCTACAACTCTATACAGCTTTTCGCATAATTTTCTTGTAGCGTTTCTACCCGCCTCATCATTATCCTGCGCAATGTAAATGCGTTTCTTATTACGTACTAGCTTAGTCCACTCAGGTATCCAAGTACCTGCCCCCCATGTACGGCACGCGGCGGTGAAACCTTCTTGCTCAGCAATTATGCGGTCCATTTCACCTTCGCACCATACTACATAATCATACTCGTCATCTTCAGAGAAACGTTCGATACCAAAGATACGTACTTCACCGTAACTATTCTCGTATTCATCTACGTAGTTAAGTACTTTCCACTGGTCGTCAGTAGAGTTCCACTTATAGCGCCTAAAGTTAACAAGTACGTTGTACTGGTCGTATATCGGGATAGTAACACGTTCACCATCCCAACCAAGTTTGAAACGCTTCAGGGTACTATCTACAAGTCCTCGTCTGGTTCTGAGTACATCACGAATTGGTCCTGTTAAGGACATTAACGTTTTATGGTATTCTTGTGCAAGACCTGGTTCTATATCAGGACGGGTAGGTCTTGTGCCGTCTGGCCTAGGAATCTTTAAGCTATCACCAAGTTGGAACCAGGCCTCTTCACTGGTTAGACCTTCCAAGTGCCTATACATAGTATGGATATTACCTTTTGAATGACATGTTTGACAATAGTACGTTCCTTTCTTAAGATTAACAGTTAGCGAAGGATTTTTATCTTCTCTTGATTCATGCTGTGCTTTAAAAGGGCACTCTGCTTTGCACTCAGTACCGCGGCGCTGCACATTAGACAGCACGCTTAAGAAATACGCTTCAGTGTCAACTTCAGCAAGAATTTTATTCGTGTATTCTGACCACTTCATCCCTTAAGCTTCACCGCCCTCTGCAAAAGATAGCAAAGCAGCGGTAAATAACAGCTGCTTTGCTTCATGTTACTGATTAGTACTCAGTAGCGGTTACATCGGGCGCAGAGCCTTCAGATGGAGCATCGTCCATATCAAATTTAAGATTTTGCAAGCTGCTGCGGTACATCTTGTACAAAGCAAGACCAAATTCGCGGTCTGATTCTTCAGAAGGTCCAGCTGGCGCCGGTTGGCAAATGTACCACTCATTACCGCCTTTAGCCATGAGCTTTTCATTAAGCGCATAGCCATAATTCCACATGTTTTGCATCGTTATTTTAGCCAGGCTGTAGAGTTTCTTGCCCTCAATGTAGCTGGTCTTGGCAAAGCTTAAAATGATAGGCATACGCTGGCCGGCGATGAACCCAAAGAAGTTAATATACTTTGTGCACTTCGGGAAAGCTTCCTTACCCTGCTTAGAGTTATCAAATTCACAACGCTTACAGGATGCACATAATAATTGGGTACCATCAGACTTTTCACCAAGCTTACCGTCTCTAGCGATGCATAGAATGCCGCCGCCTTCAGACCTGTCTCTCCATTCAATATTGTTATTGAATTTAAAGACCGGGATAAATACCTGACCATTCAGGTGCTCAACAGTAAGAGAGTTAATGATGTCGCCTTCTTTAGCTTTGCCTTCCTTACGTTCTGGGCTGAGTGTCTGGATGACCTTAACACGAGGAATAATCATATCCCCCGCTTCTTCATCCTCGAAACCAAGCGGAACCTCCGGCATTGTTGCTAAAGCACTCTCTGCTTTGGCGACTAGGGCTTTGTCTTGTTCTGACATACTCTTAGCTCCTCTCTTTTTCTATATAAAGCTTAAAGCCTTATATTATAATTATACGGTAAAATATGGAAAAAGTAAACACTGCACTTTACGGTTGTTACATCAGCTTATCCGCTGCCTCGACACACTTTGTAGCTATAGCATCTGCAACGGTGTTAACTACAATAAACCTCTTTAGAACTTCCGGCGAAAGTTCGAAACCATTGTTCTTTAACGATAGCTCTGCAATTAACTCATACATAGTATCTTTTAGAGCCACAGTAGAGGCTTTTTCATTAACTGCCTGATAAAGTGCATAACCACTTGGGTCATTAGCTAATAAAGTTTGTGCAGTAACTTTACCAAAGGAAATAGTATGACCTTTTATATGATACATGGTTATATCAAGACCTGCATCTTCGCAGCGGCGCTGTGCATTAGTAATCTCGAGCCAAATATCTTTGTTCTTTACAGGCTCCCCAACCGCTGTTACCCAACCTTTCTTCGCCCAGCTGCTACACCATTCCTTGGTTATAGCATTGAAAATATACTCAGAATCTGTTATAATCTGCGCGGACTCTTTAGCTTCCCAAACCTGGTCTAGAGCTGTAAGCAATGCCAGTAGTTCTCCACGCTGATTAGTAGAGCGTACTTCATAGTTAGTCATCACACGTGTATCTA